CAAATTTTCTATGTAAAAAACAGTGTCCACATCATACTGACTGTATGCGCCTATGACATTTTCACTGGCCACTGATAGTATGGGTTCTTTATCGGCCGCCACGTAAAAATAATCTTCCACTCCATCGTTGCTGATGATTTTTTTTTGATAGATTTGACTGTTTGTGGTGGTTAAATTAGTGAATGATTCTGGATTATCCATGAGTCCATCATCGTCCGAATCAAAGAATGTGATTTCGATTTTTTTACTGTCTATATAACCTTGCGCATCGCGATATTCGGCCACCACTTGCCAATCCACATCTTGTTTTAATGCCTCAAAAGAATTTGGAGCACTGTTGATGTTTAACACAGTGATTTTATCCTTGATTATTTTTCCTGTAATGGTGTTGTAATTTTTATCAGTGCTGTCGTAATAAAATCTTATTTCTTTGTCACTTTCAAACACATATCTCACGCCTCTAAACGATACTGTGTATAATTCTGTGTCTGAGGTAAACAACAACAGCCAACTCGCATCCTGTTGCTGATTAGTAATGTCTCCTGTTTTGCCGGTGCTGAATTCTCCATACTGATTTAGATTGTTTTCCTCAATTAATTCCCAACTTCTGTTGCTCACGTTGTATCTTAAACCAAATGTGGTATCAGCAAAAATTTGATCCAACATCTGCAATTTAAGATCAGCCGTAAAATTCCTAGTAAATTTAGGCAGTATCTGTGTGAGCACAGCGCCAGACGGTATCACATCATTGAATATGATGGATCCTGATCCATCATTCTGTGTTAAGGTGCCATTGCCAATCACATTTGTGACCGTGGACCATCTTACTGTGCCTTCGCCCAACTTGCTGGGAGTGCCTGTGAGTAATTTTCCATCCACAGTAAAATACTTGCCTGCGGGTGCCTCAAATTTACATTTGGCATTAATTTCTAAAAAGTTTAGCAGACTGGCTGTGAATGTGCCCACTTCCAATCTGTTGCCATCCTCATCCTGCAGACAACCTGTGCTGATGTTGGTTGCTTTGCTGAATTGATTCCAAGAGATAATAATGTCGGTGGTCAAAATTTTTGTAAAATTATCCAAATAAAAATTAAACAATTTTTTATCCAACAATAAAGGTTCTATTGTGTTGTTGATAACGCCTTCTATGTCAGTTCTTGTCACATAGCTGAATGTGATGGCATCAGTCAGTGTTTCTTTGTAAATTACTCCATCATTGCCGTACAAATTGGTGCTGCTGTATTTGCCTGTGGCATCCAAAAGATCAAAATATCTTGATATACCACTGCTGGCTCTGTTGATTGATTTAACTTTAATAATTTCTTGATTCACTGACAGCGGAGCCACATTGTAATCTTCACCAGTGATCATCCTGTTTTGTGTGTAATAGGTGGAAGGAGCATTGGTCCTAATCGAACCACTGGATTCAGAACCTGTGGCATTATCCACACTGTATTCCAAACCTAAATTGATTGTGAGTGTTTCGTTCTGTCCTGTGACGCTGGTGTATGGCACGTCGATTTCTATATTGTTCATATCTCCTGGCACAATTTTAAATTGTCTATTATCGCTGACTCTGTAGTATGTTCTGAATGAGCCTTTGGGTAAATTTCCAAAAGTACCATCTGCAAATTGTAGATTAATTCTGTCTTCGGTTCTGGTGATCACACTGTAGATATTTCTAATGGACTTGGCAGTGCTGTTGTAGATCACATTGTTGCCTTCAGTGGCGCTGACTTTGGTCCATAATTCTGTTTCATTACCAATGTCGTTCAGTTGATACAACCACACATCAGTTTGATTGATGTTGGTGGCGTCGATGGAAACAATTTGATTGGGTGTGGAAAGATCCACATTAAAATCTCCTTGTTGCAGCGTGCCTTGTCTAAAATGAAAGAAAAATCCAGTGTTGCTGCTAGCACTGCCTCTGCCATCATCTTGATAAACAAATTGCAGTTTATTGGTGCGCAATGGAGATAATTCTTCTAAAACTCCGTCATTGACATCTATTGACACAATTTCAAACGCTATGTTTCTTCCGTCCACACTCTTATTGAAACCAAACACCGGCACGTTTTGCAAATTTGAATTGAATTGATACAGTTCCACAGGCAAGTCTTCCACTGTGTCTTTTTTATTGGGTCGACCTATCTTGTTGTTGGTGGGCAATGCAGCATTCATGATTTTTACAAACTGTTCATACCAATCCTCGTTGCTGGGATCATTCCATATGATGGTTTGATTGCTGAGATTTACATTGTTACTGTCGATTATTTCTTCAGTGGTGGTGATTGAATCAATTTTAAGCAAGCCGTTGGCACACTGATTACGTTTGGCATTGTAGCTCAACAGTCTAGCAAGACGCAGCACTGATTCTCTACGTTCTGCCAACTCTATGAAATTTTCTCTGGCGTTCAGATCAATTCTGAATGCTATGTTTTGTCCCAAAAAAGCAATAACATCAATCAGAGCAAGATATTCACTACTCTCTAAATAATCGTTGAAATCTTCAGGGTAATTCTGACGCAGATAATTGATCATTACTCTGCGTAGATTATCGAAATCATAGCTTTTGAAATCAGCGTTCCTGAAGCTCTGATAGACCTTTTTCCAGTCTTCTGCCAGCAATAATCTGTTCAATCTATCTGTGGATGACATAAGTTTCCGTTATATGAACTTATTTATTATGATTGATTAAATGCTCACTTAATTCTAGCTGATTAAACCATTACTTTCATCAAATTTTAAACGCATCTTCTCTGAAACGTTGTAGGATAGATAGGTGATATCACACTGTATTTGTATGCCGCTTTCATAGGAATCCACAGTTACTTCATTGACCTGCACTCTCGGGTCGTAATTCACTATCTGTGTCACATTGTTGACTATGGCTTGTTTAACGTTTTCTGTGAGTGGTTCAAACAGTGCGTCCCATATGATGGTACCAAATTCAGGATTTTCCAATTTTTCTCCTTTTCTCACGTGGAAGTGATTCAACAGATCTTGTTTGATCAATGCTATGTCATACAGATTAAAACTGTTGGCATTAGGATTCACTGTGCTGATACCTCTGTAGGCTCTAGGTCCCACAGGTGCCGAGGGTGTTTTGTTGGCTCGAACTGTGATGTCTTTGTATAATTTTTTTTCTTTGGTACTCATATGAATATTTATGTGCTATCCTCCTATGAAAATTTTACTGGACACAGAAACAATTTTTGCTTCATAATTGTCTCCATTCACTTGATCTCCCAATCTTGCCACCAGCTGTGCCTTGCCATTCACTAATACTTTGGATGAAGCAGTGACTATTTTGCTGGTGTGTCCACAGTCAGCACGCACTTCATCTCCTAGTCTAGCATAGCCTCTTTGCTGATTGCCTATCACATTCTGTGACGATGATATGATTTCTCCTGACTGATCACCATGTATGTCACAGGTACCTTCTGTCTTGTCTCCCAATCTTGCTAATCCTCTGGTCATATTATAAATCTATTGAAAGGTTAATACTGTTGATCATGCTGGTGGCTGCTGACAGCATGGAATCTTTTTGAGCTAAGAATGTTGCTCCAGCTGATTCACCAGCTGCCTTCACTTGATTGAGAGCTGTGCTGGCTGCTGCTTCCAGATTGGGTATGCCTTCACCTGCTGCTTTAGATAATATGCTTTCTAATTCAGGCACTAGGGCTGTGATGTCTCCAGGCAGTCCTGCCACGGTGTCTGTGACTCCTGCGCAACCGCAGGCGCTGGTGATATTGACCGACTGCACCAACAAAGGTTTTAAACTGTCCAAAGAGGATGATATGCCTCCCACTGATGCCGTGATGCTGCCGACTGCACTGCTTGCTATGCCTTCAAATGAACTTAAGGCTCCTGTGAGTGATGTTAGAGCAGGTCCTGATAGAGTTGACGGATCAATGCTGCCCAATAATGATTCTAGATTTACTGACTCACCCGCAGCCACCAACTGCTGAACGATTGGTAAGTTTTCTAGATCTGGCAAACCAGCCAGTAGGTCTCCAGTCAAAAGATTACTCATGTCACCAGCCACTGCCATCAGTTTGGGAATTTGTGCCTGCACCGCTGCCTCAGCGTCTTTGGCCAATTGTATTGCGTCGCCGCCCACTGTGGCTCCCAAGGTGCCCATGAGGTCGCAGGCACTGCCTGCTGTGAGTGTGAGATCTTTGGCTTGCTCCAACATGGAGTCTAGACTGGAAGTAAGTGCTGCTGGTATTGCTATCATATGATGCTCTTGTTAAATGTGTCAGGTATGCCGGACGGCGCTGTGCCTTCTATAGTTTCTAAAGTATTAGCGTCTGTCTTGCCTGTGCTGACTCTGGTTGGATTTAAATTTTCATGCTGTGACCAAGGTTCATGCTGTGGCACTCTTTTCATGATGTTGCCATAGCTCTCGCCAGGATTGTTGTGTGTGCTAATAGATTGTGCTGATTGCGCAGTGGCCAATCCATTCATCATGTTGATCTGTGTGCCTGAATCCAGATTGATGTTGGCTCCTGAATGCAGATTGGTCACAGATCCCACCACTATGTTCTGATTGGCTCCCACTTTGAGGTTGTAATTGGCCATGCTTTCAATATTGAAATTGGATCTGCTCTTGATGTTGACATTGCGACCTGCTTCGATGTTGACATCTCTATCTGCCTTGAAATTGAAATCCGTTTGAGTATGGATGCTCACACTGTCCTGCGCAAATATGTCCAGCTTGCCATTGGCAGTCATTTCTATCCAAGTGGTGCCTCGGGCATTGCCAATATAAATCAAATCTTCTGAATTGTGCAGCAATATTTGATGACCTGTTCTGGTTCTGATACGCACCAATTCATTGTGAGGTATGGTTTCATCGCCTTCCAACTCAAACAGAGATCTGCTCACATATTCTGAAGGACCTGTGGCTGCAGATGTCTTGCGCAAAAATTTGTCGTCACCATCATCCATCACAATGCTGCTGCCACCCAATCTAGAATAATATCTACCGCCTTTGCCTCGAGCACTGCCACGCTTGTCCACGGGTCCTGGGGTGCTGACTCCAAACACCATGCTGGGCGCTTCACGTCTGGCACTTGATGTGGTCAAACCTCTGATTTCATCTTCCAGTAATCCTTGATTGTTGAGTATGTTCACAAACTGTTGATTGATGGGTTTTAAATTTTTAGTTGAATCCGATAAATTTTTGACATTGAGCAATAATTCCTTGTTGTATTCTCCCACTGGTAATTTTTTTCCTATCTGTGTGGGATTGGTACTGGTGTCTGTGTAGGTGGTGGCAGCTCTGCCATCTGGAATCATAAAATTTTGATTTTCTGCCTGCACACAACCAATCCAATAGCCTTTGTTGATGTTGCCTTCCACAAATATCACCAGCACTGTGTTACCCACGTCGGGAGGAATAAACCACATGCCATAGCTCTGTTGACTGGAAGCATAGTCA